GGCTAGCCCGGGCCGAAGAGAATGAATGGACGGTCGGCGACCTGCGCGAAGCGATCCGCATGGACAGTCGGCGCGATGAACATGATCCGGGCCCGATGCGCGGAATTATCCGCATCACGGATTTCGTTAAAATCTCCCGCTGGACCGCGAAAGTCCACGCCGACGAGCTGCCGCCGGCGCAGCTCGAAGAGATCCGCGCGTCGACCGGCCCGCTGTTCGATTTCCTCTGCGAAGTGCATCGCAAGTCGTTTTCAATCAAATGAGCTGCACTTACGTAAGTACGCCCGTCCTGATTACCAATTCTTTATGATTCTCTACTTTCTGGCCTGGGGTTGCATCGGAGGCGTCCTGCCGTGCCTGCTGACCGCGCACAGCATCTTCACGGATAGGCGGATGCGCCTCTGGTGGAAAATCGCGATCGGCTTTTTTTGCGGTCCGCCAATGTGGGCGGTTGTGCTGTTCGCGGCCTTGTTGGGCGGATGCGTCGGCGCGATCGCTAAAATCAGGGCGAACCGTGCCAAAAAAACCGCGAAGCCCTGAACCTCAAGGATTGGACGAATACGGCCTTCCGGCCGTCATCCACACTGAGGTTTTGGCCATGCTAACCGGCGTCACCGCGCGCCGGCTTCACCAGCTCATTTCGGACAACCGGATCCCGGCCGAATGCAACTTCAGCGGCGACAAATGGCGGGCGACGATGGCGCTGAAGGAAATCTTCGGATACTACCGCCGGCAGGCCGATCGCGCGAAGCCGGCCAGCGATATCATGCTCGAGACTCAGAATTCCCTCGAGGATCTCCGGGCGAAACGGCTGAAGAACGCGAAGATGGCCCGCGAGCTTTTGCCGCGGCATATTTACGTCCAGGCGTGGGGCGAGATCCTGACGTCGTTCAAAAACCGCTGGCTCAATTTTCCGGACAAGATGGGGATCCGATGCTTCCGGGCGAAGGACAAGGTTGAGGCGATGCAGATCCTCGAGCGCGAGATCGCCGATATCTTCGCAGGCCTGAACGATCCGAAGTTCATGGAGGACATTGCCGCGCGGATACGCGATGACGAATTTGAACCAGGAAACCAGCCAAGCGATCCTGCCGGGGATGACGCCGGCGCCTCCGAGGATTTGGAGTCGGCGCACTCTTAAACTCTTCCTCCGGGACGTCCAGGCGTTCCTTCAGTTGCCGCCCAAACTCAACGTCTGGCAATGGGCGGCGCGTAACATTTTTCTTTCGTCGGAAGTGACCCCGGAGGCCGGTTTCTACAATCCGGAGCGCCTCCCGTATCAGAAGCGGATCCAGGAGTGGATGACGGATCCTCACGTCAACGATATCATCGTAGTGTCGGCCGCTCAGTTGCTCAAAACTACGGTCATCAACAATGGCGTCGGCTATTTCGTGGCGGCCGATCCCTCGAGCATCCTGGTTGTCTATCCGACGATCGATGACGGCAAGGATTGGATGGCGGACAAGTTCATGCCCATGTGCCGCAGCTCGCCGACGCTGCGAAAGCTGATCCCGGACCAGCTCATTCGAACGATCGGCCAAACGACGCTGATTAAGCATTTCCCGGGAGGCCGGATCAAAGTCGTCGGATCGAATAGCCCGTCGGCCCTGCGCGGCCGCTCGTTCCGGATCGTCGTCCAGGACGATCTCGATGGCTTCACGGATAACGTGGAAGGCGACCCGTCCGCGCAGGCGGACAAGCGCGCGGCCAACCAGCCGCGGGCGCTGCGAATGAAGTTCTCGACGCCGACGATCAAAGGCACGTCGCGAATCTGGAAATGGCTTCAGCAGTCGACATTCGATCAGCTCCTATGCCCTTGCCCGAAGTGCGATCGCGCGCAAACCCTCGAATGGTCCCAGGTCATCTTTGATCCGGAGCGTCCGGAGGAAGCGCGATACAAATGCGTCAACGCTGAATGCGGGCACCTGTGGGATGACCGCGATCGATACAACGCGGTCCTCGAGGGAGTTCGGCGGGATCTCTGGACGGTCCGAAACCCGAAGTCCCGGATCAAGGGACTTCACATGAACGGGCTCTATCGCCTCATGGGCGAGAAAAATTCGATGGTCGGATTTTTGGAGGAATGGGTCCGCGATTACCTGGCGGCAAAGGCCGGCGGCGAAAAGACGCTGCAGGTCTGGATCAACACCTTCCTGGCCGAATGCTACGAGCCCGCGAGCGAGACGATCGAACCGGATCCGCTTTTCAAGCGGCGCGAGAATTACCGGCCGACTGAAATGCTCCCGGAAGAGGTTTTGGTTGTCGTCGCGGCCGTCGACGTTCAAAGCAACCGCCTCGAATGCGAGGTCCGCGGGATCGGCCTGGGTCAAGAGTCCTGGGGCATCGAGTATCAGGAATTCGCCGGCGATCCTACGGAGCAGCTCGTCTGGAAAAGGCTGGACGGATTCCTGGGCAACTCCTACCGGCACCCGGTCCGCGGCAAGATCCGGATCTCACAATGCTTTGTCGACGCCGGCGGATCGAAGCAGAACGAGGCTTACATTTTCACGGAAACGCGAAACGCCCGCGGGATCTACGCCTGCCGCGGCGCCAAGGATCCGCATGCGCCCAACCTGTCGCCGCTGCGCAAGGCCGGTTACAACCAAGTGCCGTTTTATTTTGTCGGAACGCAGGCGATCAAAGACACGCTGCATTCCCGGCTGCTCCTGAAGAAACCGGGCCCGGGCTACTTCCACTGGCCGATCAGCGATGACTACGACGAGGGATATTTCAAAAAGCTGACGGCCGAAAAGAAGGTCATGCAGAGCAAGGGAAAGCACAAGGGATCGCTCATGTGGCAGCTCCCGGAAGGCGCCCGCAACGAGCCCTGGGATATCAACGTCTATATCGTCGCCGCGATCGAGGCGTCCGAATTCACGGAACGGCACCTGCGCATGATCGCCAGCGACAACGAGCGAATCCGCGTCCAGCAGGGCTTGCCGCCCAAGCCTCCCTCACAAGCGATCAACCTGGACGCATTGAAGGAACCTGCGAAATTGCCGGACGCGATCACGATGGATCAACTGAAGGCGGCCGCCGCGCCGGCGGCGCTGGGCTCCGCAGTTCCCGCGGCCGCGGATCCAACCGCCCCGCAGAATGCGCCGGCGGGCCCGAAGGTGGATCCCAATCCGAAAAAGACGCCGTGGAAAGTTGTCGGCAAGGGGCGCCAGGGATCCGGCCTTGACTTCGGGCGATGGGGTTTTTAGGTCCAAGATGCTTCTTGGATTGTTTTGGTATTTGGAATCGGCCGGGCGGCGTGAATCCGCCCGGCCATTTTTTTCCCTCTGACAATGCCGGACTTGAGCAATGGAATTCGTTCCCTTTCTCTTTCCGTGGCCCTGGGGTTTTCCGTATTCGCCCGGGGCGCAATACGAAATCGAACCGTCGGGAATCTATGCCGGGGCCACACTGAGGTTTTGTAAGCTGTTCGAGCAGTTCCCGTCCGGATTCTGGACTCTGCAATATGGCCTTGTGCCGTTCTCCGGGAAGCTGAGCGGGCCGATTCTGTTCACGTCGACGCAAATGAACGGAAGCGAATGGCACCTGGTCGACGTGCCGGCCGACGTGACGAAAGCCTGGGTTCCCGGAAAGTATCGCTGGCAATGCTATGCCCAGGCCAACTCGCAAAACCCGTACCCGAATGCGCGGCATTTCGTGTCGACCGGGATCATCAACGTCTTTGCGAACCTCTACGATTCGGCGGCCGTCGACACGCGCGGCAAGTGGCAGCGGATCTTGGCGGAGATCGAAGCCCTGCTGGAAAAGATCGCGACGGACCCGGTTGAGGAAGTTTCGATCGGCCGCGGCACGATCGCCGGGCAAACCCTGAAGGGATGGGATCGCGAAAAGCTGATCGCCTTCCATGATTACGCCCTGCACATGGCGGGCAACGAGACGCGGATCCAGAATATCCGCGGCGGAGCCCCGAACACCCGTTACAAGTGGGCGGTCATGATGGGGGATGGCAATGGCGTCGCCTTCAACGGATTCCCGGATTTCCCGCCGTTCTCCTGAACCTTTTGCCGATGAATGTTTTCACCCAAGCGCTGAGGTCGCTATCCTCGATCTCCACGATCTTCAACCGGCAGCCGGACACTTCGGCCTATCGCGCCTATGGTTTCAACCGGAAGGGCGATATCGAAAAATTCTTCGGCGAGGGGCTCGAGGATCTATACAAGGTCGCCGGAAAGCGATCCTTCGGATTCGAGGCGGCCTGGTACGATCGCACGAATTCGAATTGGGTCGCCTGGCGCTCGAGCCTGGATGCGATCCTGCGAACCTCGATCTGGATCCTGGTCGGCCGCTGCCGCGACCTGCAGCGCACGAATTCGATCGTCTCCCGGGCGCTGAACCTCTGGAAAAATAACGTCGTCGGCGCGCATGGCGTCCGCCTCCGGATGAACCTGCGAAAGAGTGACGGCAGCCCGGAGATCGATATCAACAAGACGATCTCCGATCACTGGCGCTGGTTCGGGCACGCGGAGAATCTCACGCCGGCGGGCGACATGGACATGGTTGAATTTCAGAAGCAGATTTTTTCGACCGTGCCGATCGACGGCACCTGCCTGATCCGGATCTACAAGGGACGCCAGTATCCGTATGGGATTGCCTTCCGTATCCTCGAGCTGGATCTGCTCGATACCAACAAATTCACCGGGCGCCCGGATGACGAGGTTGAGGTCAAATTCGGAATCGAAAGCCGGCGCGATACCGGGAAGATCCAGGCTTTCTGGCTGTATCTGTCGAATCCCAACGACCTGTCGCTGGCCGGAAGCTACACGGCCGGCAAGTCGTTCCGCGTCCCGGCCGATGAAGTTATCCTGGTCATGAAAAAGGAACGGCCGCTGCAGACGATCGGGATCCCCTGGTTTGTGCGATCGATGGTCAATCTGCATATCCTGCAGTCCTTCACCAAGGCGACGCTGATCAAAGCACAGATGGTCGCCAGCTACTTCGTTTTCATCACGAACACGCTGGCGGTCCAGGAGCCCGATGACGGCGCGACCGGCGATCCGAACGGCTTTCAGCAGATGCCCGTCGACAACGGCGTTTCGCTCGAGCTAAAGAAGGGCCAGGACGTGAAAAACCTCTCCCCGTCGTCGGCGGGCAGCGATTTCGAGGCGCTTTTCAAGTGGGCGCTCCGCTTCATCTCCGGCGACTTGGACCTGTCCTATCACGCGCTTTCCGGCGACACGTCGCAGGGCAATTACGCCTCGCTGCGCATGGAGGCGCTCGAGGAACGCGCCGGCCATATCGGCAACCAGGTCTGGCTCGCCTCGAGGGTTTTGCGCCCAATGTTCCGCGAATGGCTGAAGGTCCAGCTTTTGACTCAGCGGATGTTTCAGGTCGCCGACGAGCTGCTCATGCCGCTGATCTATGCCGCGGAATGGGTCGGGCGGCGTTGGGATTGGGTTGACCCGAAGAACGAATCCACCGCGGCCGTCGCCCTGGTCAACGCGGCCCTCATGAGTCGCACCCGCTACGCCAAAGAGCATGAAGGGGCGGAGATCGATGACCATATTTCGGAGCTGGCCTACGAGCAACTGAAGCTCGAGGAAGAGGGAATTGTGATCCAGACGACCAGCGGCCAGCAGCTCGAGTTCGGCCAGACGGATCCGCAGGCGCCCACAAAACCGGCCGGCAAGGGCGAGACGGAAGAGGATCCGGACGACGAATGACCTGCTGACAACGGGAAAATGGTATGGACTTTGATCTGACGACACCGGAAGGCGTTCGGGCCCTTCAGAAACACCTGAAGAAGTTATCGGCGGCCGATGCCCTTCGGATCATCGCGGACAACCAAACCCGCGCCGGCGGCGAGCTGTTCACCCGCTGCATGTCCGGGATCCGCGTTGTCGAAGGCGAGCAGCGCACCTTCGATCTCAGCTTTTCCTCCGAATCTCCCGTTGAGCGCTATTTTGGAACGGAGGTTCTCGGGCACAAGGATGGCGAAGTCGACCTGGACTGGCTCAAGTCCGGAAATGCCCCGCTGCTGTGGATGCATGACGGCAAATCCCAGGTCGGCGTCATCAAGAGCGCCAGCCATGATTCGGCCGGCAAGCGCTGCGATGCCCGCTGCCGCTGCGCGAACGATATCGACGGCGATCGCTACTTCGCCCGCGTCCAGGACGGGATTATCAAAAATACGTCCGTCGGATATTCGATCCAGGAATGGGAACGGATCGATGACCCGTCCGACGAGGATGCCCCGCCGACTTACCGCGCGACGCGCTGGAAGCCGCATGAGGTTTCACTTGTTTCCACTCCGGCCGATGAAACTGTCGGCGTCGGCCGGTCCCGCAGCTTCACCGTACCTGACACAAAATCAACTTCGTCATCTCTCAACCCTCCTTCCCCTCCCGCCATGCCTACCGCTGAAGAAACCGCCGCAGCCGTCAAGACCGAACAGACCCGCCTCGCCAATGAAGCGATCGCCAATGAGCGAAAGCGTCTGAACGCCCTGCACAAGCTGCGCAGGACGCATGACTCCGCCGGCGTCGTCACCGACGCCGAATTCGCCACCTTCACGGATGACCCGGCGAGGGGCGAACTGGAATTCCGCCAATTCCTCGAGGGGAAGGGCGCGACGCCCGTTCGCATGGGCCCGTCCGGCGTCATCGTCACCGAGCCCGATCGCCAGGACGATTACTCGCTGGTCCGCGCGCTGCGCGGCCTGGTGTTCGGCAACATGGAGGAACGCTACACGAAAGAGGACAGGCGCCTCCGTGAGCTGTCGCCCCACCTGAAGCCCGCTGGCAGCCGGGAAAGCGCGATCGTCACAACGACGGAATCCGTCCGCGGCAATATCCTCTTCAGCAACGCGCGGGATATCGGGATCGGCAACGGCCGCGGGATCACTTCCCGCGCGCAGACCGCCCAACAGCTCGTCGCCGGCGGCGCCCTGGTCGGCGTCACCTTCGCCCCGGAGGTCATCGAGTACCTCCGCCCGGTCCCTGTCATGCAGGCGGCCGGCTCGATCGTCATGTCCGGAATCACCGGCGGCCCGGGAACGATCCGCTTCCCGAAGCAGGCGGGCGACATTTACGCCGCATGGGCGGCTTCGCAGGTCGCGTCCACGCCGGGCCAGCTCCCCTTCGGCGTCCTGGACCTGACCCCGAAGCGCCTGGTCGCGCAGGTCCGGATCGACAAGCAACTTCTCCTGCAGGAGTCCTTCGATATCGAGGCGTATGTCCGCAACTCGATCAACCTGCAGTTCGCCTTGTCGTATGACCTGGCGGGCCTGATCGGCAACGGCAACGGGATGCCGCTCGGCATCCTGAACACCCCGAACATTCAATCCGGCGCCGTGACGTTCAACGGCCCGTCCGCCTCGAGCGGCACGCTCGCCCCGCAATTCCTGAACTTCACACAGTTCATTTCGAAGGTTCTGGCCGCGAACGCCGGGATGCTCGGCAAGCGCTCGTATATCACCAGCCCGCAGTCGATGATCAATTGGGCGACGGTCCCGAAGGCGGCCGCCGGAACCACGATCACCAATGCGGCGTTCATGCTCGAGTTCAAGAACGATCCGGATGGCGGCCAGGGCCACAGCGTTCTTGGCGAGCGGGTCGAATCGACCACGTATCTGAATACGCTCCCGACGCCCTACAGCGCGGCCGGCTTCACCCTCCCGGTCCCGGACGTCGTTCTCTACGGTCCGTTCAACCAGTATATGTTCATCGAGTGGGCCGGCGTGGAGTGGATCTATGATCCCTACACCCAGGCCGCGTCGGACCTGATCGTTTTGACCGCCCGCCTGTATGTGGATGGTGGATGCCGCCAGCCGACGGCGTTCGTCACTTCCTCGAACGCGGGCAGCGTTCCCTACGTCGCCTGATTCAGAGCCTCTCCCTTCGGACAAAACCAAAAGTAAGCAGACCCCGTCGCGGCCGGGCCAATCGCCGCAATCGCAAGCCCTAAAACCATCCTCCCATGCTCGATCTAACCGCCGAACTGGCCATCCTCCAACTTATCCCGCTTCAAGCCGGGACCGGCACGATCACCGGGCCCGCCGTCGCGGTCAACACGCTGAACACCGGCGATCTCGACCTGGCTTCGCTGAACGTGATCGGCGGATCCAGCTACGGGACGATCACGGTCCAACTGCAGCAGTCCGCGAATGGCACGTCCGGATGGGCGAACATTCCGACGACCGCGCAGATGCCGAACACGGCCTTCCCCGTCGTTTCGGCCGCCCTCACGTCGCCGTCCGTCATCCCGATCGATCCGCGCGCGATCGGCCCGTATATCCGGGCGGTTGCGACGGTCGCCGGCGGCGTCACCGGGTTCCAGATCGAGGTCCAGCTTTTCGCGCGGAACCTGCAGATCGGGTTCCCGTCGACTTCCGGTTGACCCCCAGTGTTCTCCTGGTAATTGCGCCCGAAGGCCGGCCGTTCGATCGGCCGGCCTTCTTTTTCCAATGAATACGATCTATGACGTCATGCGCCGCGGCCTGAAATATGCCGGCGAGCTTGGCGATCGAAAGATTCTCTACCGGGGCAAAGAGATCGAATGCACGGTCCTCTTGGGCAACACGTCAACGACGCTCGAGCATGGCGGACTGCAGACTGTCGCCGTCGTCCACGTCAAGGTTGTGCGCGAAAGGATCCCGATCGGAGCCGATGGCGAGCCCCATACGAATGAGCGCGTCGACTTCCCCGCCAAAGCGGAGCATGGCCTTGTCCCGCGCCAGTTCAGGATCGAGGAAGTGATCCCGGAGGAATACGCGTATAATTTCACGCTGGTCGACCCGTCCAAGTAGGAGCTGCTCCGATGGCAGGCATCCGGCTCAACTTCACGATCGAGGCGGAATCGTTTTCGCGGGCGCTGGCGAATTACGCCGCGCAGGTCCAGAACGACAAGACGCGGACTGAAATCGTCCGCGATCAGATGCGCCTCGCCATCCGCGGAATCATCGATCTCACGCCCTTCGAGACGCTCGCCCAGGGCCGCCAGGCTGTGCATACTCAGCTCTTGCGCGCCGTGAAGCCCTATGGCGGAGAGGATGGATCCTTCAGCCACATTGAAAATGATGGCCTGCGCGCGCGCCTCCGGTCCTACTTGGCCAGCTCGCAATTCGAAAAAATCAAAGACGTATTCGCGAAGATCGGATCCAAAGGATACTACGCCGGCTTTCAGATGCTCGACTTTTCCGAGCAGTTGCATCACCAGGCGCAAAGCCGCCGCGGCCGCGTGGAAACCGAACAGAACATCCTCACGCCCCAGGTCAAGGAATGGCAAATGTACCTCGAGCGCCTTCAGGGCAGCGTCGGCCGGGCCCGGGGCGGTTGGGCGCAGTCAGCGGAGGCGGTCGGCCTCGAGCTTCCAATGTGGATCGCGCGCTGGCGATCCGGCGGCGCCGTCAACGCTCTGATCGAGCCCGGCAGCGTCACCTTCACCTTTATCAATCGATCGATCTTCATCCCGGATTACCGGGACAAGGTTGAAGTCGCCCTGGCCGGCCGCGAAAAGGCTATGGCGGAGGATCTCCGCCGAATGTACGCCGGCGCCGCGACGCACGCCGGCTTCGGCCGCTGACAACCCCGGATTTTTATGCCGATCACCGGAGCAAGGCGGTCCGCCTGCAATACCCTCGAGAAAGCCTTTGCGGCCGCCTTCCAGACCTATTTCGTCGGCGATCCGTGTTTCATCGTCTCGAACGACGTGTCGACGGGCGCGACCAGCTCTATTTTCGTCGCCGCCCAATCCGTCCAACGGCTTCTGTATCCGCAGGTCTGCTTTATGTGCATCGAGGCGGAGGAACAGGTAGCGCGATCGAATATCTATATGGCGACGCTTCACATGATCATCGACACGGCGCTGTCCGAGCGGCCCGATGACTATGACTCTCTGCTGGCCTTGCATCAGGAGCGCGTCGACAAGTGCCTGAACCTCCGCGACAGCATCTCGCTTCTTCAGTCGCTCATAAACCAGCCCGCCAGCCCGCCGCCCAATGCGGATCAGCTGGCCGTTCCGAGCATGAACCTCATGGGCCTGGGCAAGATCCTCCGGGAGAATAACGCCAAAGAGGCTAACCGGCTTTGTTTCGTCTGTTCATTCGAGGTCGGCTTTCAGCCGATCTGACACGCCAGC